ATGGCATCTGGCCGCCGGCTAAAAAACCTTTTATAAGCATTACATCGTTTTCATTAATATGCAAAAAAGGCATACTGCTATTTTTGAATCTATTACTGACAGTCTCTTCGCTAAGCCACTCTATAAGCGGCTGAAGTTCGTATCTACATATTTCGCAATGGTTACTATCATTACTTTCTATGTTGCAAACATAACAGTCCATAATTCAATTCCAAATAATTAAAGAATCTTATCCGCATATCTTCCTAACTTCGTCTAACTTACGTTCTAATTGCCGTATATTGTTTTTCATTTCAGCAAAGAGCTGAACATTATCCCTATCGAGAAACTCATGTATATCAGATAATTCAACGCCTGCAATATTTAACTTTTCTCTTACCTTAAAAAGTTCGTTTATATTCATACCAGCAAATTTTTCACACATAATAATCACCCTGTAAAAGACTCTCTTAATATAGTTAATATTAACATATTTCAACAAAAGATAAACAATTATTTACTATTTATTTTCCCACCATTGATTGTCACTGCTTATCATCTGATTCTCCCTGCTGTGCCAAGGATAATGAATACCTGATTGCTTGATCATGTGAAGCTCAAATACTTGGTAAGCTTCTTGTGTTTCTACTGTGGTTAGCTGTGAGCTTGTCTTCCCGTACATGGCTTTTGTTACTTCATCGAATAATAGTTTCATGTTTTCTTTTGTCCATAAAACTTTAAAACCGCGCTTATGGGCTTTCTCTATGAATACATGATAGTCGAATCCGGCCTCATTTAGCTTGTTAGCGTAGCCGTCCAGTGTTGAGTGAAGGCTTTTATTTTGAAGTCCTGTTCTTGGTTCACTCATTTCTCAACCTGTTATAAAAGAATCATAATCTGAGATTGATGCCTCATTCAAAATAGAGTCCCTTCTAGTTTTGTGGCGCATCTTTCTTAACGCCCTAGCCTCTATCTGCCTTACTCTTTCAGTGCAAACACCCATCTCATTCGATAGCTCCGAATATGTTATATCGTGATTAAAACGCTTTTCAATTATGACTTTCTCTCTATCTGTTAAGTAATCGGCATTACCTATTATCCTTAAGACAGCACCTTCACTATCCAAATATTTTTGCTCCATCGTTTCATCGTTATTTGATATTCTAATCATCTGCTGAGATAACACGTATTCTTCATACTTGTTATTCTTTAGACTGGAATATAAATTGTCAACTGGATATATTTCTTCTGGCGATACAAGCAAGGCATCACATAACCTCTGGACATTTGCGCGGACTTCTCCTTTTCGGGTGTAAGCGGATTTCCTTAGGTTAATAATATCCCCCAGTTCTTGTGGGCTTACCCCTGTAGACCTTGATAAGTCAGCGGCGGTTCTAAATCCTCTGTCGTCCATAAGTTTTGCTAACTTCCCATTTTTTATTCTAAGCTCTAATTTATAGTCACTCATTTCTTTGCCCTCAGCTTCATCAATAAATTTAACGTCTTTCTTAGTTTCTCGTCGCCAGTTCTATCTAAGTGCGCTTGTATCTCTTCTCGTGGACGTTTAAGCCATGCCCTAGCCTCTTTGTCACGTTTTATACATTCGAGTTGGTGCGCTCGCATTTCGTCTTTTTCTTGCTGGCTTAGTTGTGCAAAGCTCACGATAACCTCGCATGCTCTGGACAATACCAGTTATCAGAACCTTTTAAGCTGCCTGTAACGCTCCCAGCCTTGCGACAATGATTCACAGCACACGTAGCCTCACTTCCTCTATTTGGCGACCGTATCAGCCCTTTGCGCTTGTCCTGTGCTATTAACTGGTAATGCCTTTCAAGTAGAATGTCGTGGTCAGTAGCATTTTCGCCTAGTTGAGCCTTTGCCAGTTCTTCGATAACGTCAACATCATGTGTTGGAGGTGGTAGTGCTGCTTGCTTTTCAGCTTCAAGCCTTTCAGCGTTTTCTTTTTGTGCCTTTTTCTGTAGAACAGATATTTCCTTAAGCGCTTCTATAATGTCGGCCGGCTTAGGGCAATACTTTGATTCTAGCGAATGTTTCCCGAACGCTGCTTTAATGTTAATTAAGTCAAAGTTTCTTAATAATTTCCACCAAGCACGTTTAACTTCTAGTTCAGGGCAAGTCTTGTTATATAGCTTGAAGTTAGTATCAAGTAAGTTTTGAAATTCTGTTGAGTCGTTATCATTCATCTTTAATGATTACCTTGTTTAAGCAGCCTATTAAAACAATATTAAATAGTTTTTTTTATCTCGATGCCAAATGCACAACTATTTAAAGAATAAAGAATTATATAAATTATTGTAAATATTTCTTGTGCAAACAATTTTCTCACCTTCATACCCACCTTCAACTTTATGAAAGTAAATCTTTCTGCTTCCTTTTGGCCAAAGTTTATGTTCTTCTATTTCCCACCCAGCTTGGCAGCCTTGACACTGGTTCTTAGAGCTATCTATATGAGAATCATCTTTGCTCTCTGTATCATCATTAGTTAAAACCTCACTAACTGTAATTTCAGGCTTCATATCAAAACAACTAGGTTCATTTAACTCTTCTGCTGTTGCGTGTTGTGACACTTTGTTTTCTGCGAAGTGTTCTAACTTCTCGCCGCTTCTGCAAATAAGCTCAATATCATTAAAGGGTTTATTACGTGGATTAGCGCCCATTGACCAGGCATCTTGACGGCATCCGTTAATAGCATCTTTTATATCGTCTATCTCATAACCTTCTCTCAACCGGTCTTTAATAGCCTTGCTTCGCTTAGGTGTTAGCTTGCATTTATTAGGGTTTTTGTCCATCGCCACAACCCAGTAATTGAATATGTATTGTATATCGTCTTTCATTATTAACTCCGTTAGTTAATCCGTATAAAAAAGCCGCGGCGTTGAGTACGGTTCTCAATGTTCGGTAATTAGCCTAGCCGCAACTTAAAGTCTTGTTTATTCCGCTTATTACTGCTGTTAGCTGCCGCACTTCTCTGGCATCCCTTCATCATTAAATTTGGGAGTAATGTATCCGCCAGCAGTGACACGCATTAGGTATTTATGTCCGTGTAGACACTGAACTGAAAAATCACTGTCACGGTACTCGTTATCCTCTATGCGGTTGTCTATTTTTCCGCAACCAGTAACAGCTAACAAAGCAATCAGTGCGGACAAAGCCATCGCAGTTCTTTTAAAGTTTTTCATAATCTTAAGCTCTGTCATTTAATTAAAGTTAATCACCGGCTTTGCCAGCTATTTCGGGGTTATTTATCTACAGGCAGCATATCCCTACAAGTAACCTTGCCACCTGTAGCGTCCTCAATTCGTATAGCTAAGCATAGCCCAGCATTACGATTACCGCTTAAGATATTGCTGAGGTAGCTTGGCAATATCCCAATCTTTTTTGCAAAGTCTTTCTTAAGAATTTTGTTTTCTTTTAAATATTTTTCTAATGTCATTTCTATTTCTCTTTTTTATTAAATTCATCACCACAAAATAAAAGCCAGCACCTATCACATAAGCCATCATGGTTAGCACTTGCGTCACGTTCACCACACTCTTCACATACTGGTCCTTTAAGGACCACTATAAGTAATATTACTAGGAATATTAGTAAGTAATACATGTATTTTCTCCTGCTTTTAATTCATTTTTCCGCTTATTGCTGCTGTTATGCTCTTACTCCAAACTCAAATAACTGTTTCGCTATTCGGCTAGGCTGTTCGAATTTATCGAGGTTTTGTAAATCCCAAATAAATTCAGGTAGGTCGGCATTCCTGAATGTTGATCTTACCGCTGGCGCTATAACTGCCAATTGTTCTGCTGTAGGCCACTCATTCTCTTCATCCCACAGTCCACCAGATGCCCCGCAGTAAATGTCAAGGATTCGCTGGGTAAGTGCGGTAAGGTGCTGTGATTCACGCTGCTGTTTTGTCAATCTTTTTTTGCTGTCATATCGTGTGCCCTCCAAGGCATAACAAGTCGCTCAAATTGAGCGGTTAAAGTTTCGCGCTTTATTCGTTTATGTTCAGCGCCAATTTAGCTATGGCGTTATAAACATGTACTGCGCGGCCTAGCAGCTTCTTTTGTAATGCTCAAAAGCATTTCCCTTATCTCGTAAGCCTTGGTCTTCTCTACCTCCAGCGCATTCAGTATCTCTTCTTGCTCTTTGATTCTGGCTGACAGCACTTCGTCAACTGTAGGGTTTTCGGGCATTGGGTAGCCATCTGTGTTTATCTCAATCTTTACGCTCATCTATATTTCCTCATTGGTTTATAACAACAAATTGTTGCGCGACGGCAAAAAGCGCCGCGCCAAAATAAAAGGGTTATGTTGCCCTCATATTCCACAATATTGCTGCCTCTTCTGCCGACCCTGATCGTGACTGGGAAAC